CAAGCGACGCAATGAACGTGAGCGCCGGCCAGAAGCGCCCGCCGATGCGGCGGTACGGGCCGAACAGCGCAGGGTGACGCTCTGCTGCAAAGGCTTCGCGGGTGCTGCGGTAGTACCTCATGCCGCCACCTTTTCGATCCGCTCGGCCAGCTCGGCGAACTGCGCCGCCAGCCGACGCGCCTGGTGCGGCGTCACGTCGGCGAACATCGTCATCGCGCCCGTCGTGACGTACAGAATGCCGTTGCCGTTGTCGTCCCACGTCGTGACGTCGATTTGCAGGTCACTGCGCGTGAGCTTCGTGGTTTCGTGCGTGCTCATGCCGCCTCCCTCAACGCCCGCGGCGAGTCGGTCGGCACGATCAGCGTCGAGCCGCACTTGGCGCAGCACTTGTGCCGCGTCGTCAGGCGCCAGAGCGAATAGACGACACCCGGCACGATCAAGGCCAGCCACATCACGACTTCGATCAGGAACGAGCCGCGCGTGACGGTCTTCGGCTTTCCGGTGTGGCCGCACACGGTGCAGTAGCGGTCGGTGGTCATGTCGTCTCCTTCGTCACGGCGACAGCCGAGCACGCCTGCCGCAGCGCGCGGCTCAGTAGGTCGGCCTGCGCCTGGTTGAGTTCGGTCAGGAGTGACGAACGCTCGTTCTGCGCAGCGACCCAAACCGTGCCCTTGTTCGTCACGCCGACAGAAATCTCTGTGCCCTTGTCGGACACGATGCGAACGGACTGCATCACGGCCGCACCTCCGTGAACGTCATGCGGCGATAGACGTTGCGCGTGCGTTCGACGTCTGCCTTGCAGTAGTCGGCGATCGCGCCCCATTCCTCGCGCTGCACCATCGGCCACACGTCGGCGCCTGTTGGGCCGTCGCCCTTGCCTTCAAGACCAAGCGCACGGCACAGACGGTCGAGCGAGATGCGGTCGCGTGCGCCGCACCACTGAACCATCGTGTCGTATACAGCTTCGCCCCAAGGCTTCGGGTCACGCGGCCACCACATCGGAGGCTTGACGCCGCACACGACGGCGCGCATCCACAGGAACCGCAGATCAAAGTTGATGACGTTGTGCCCGATCACTTGCGGCACCCGGCCGTGCGAGCCGTCGTGCACGTCGTGCATCGTGTCGAAGAATTCCTGCAGCATGTCGGCCTCGGCAGCGCGCGACAGGTCGCGCACTACGCCGACGTTCGGCGCCTCGTCGTTGAGCGCATAGCCGATGCACACGACCTGGCCGAACGTGCCATCCAGTCCGGTGCGCTGCCACGCCTCCTCGACGGCGTGCGGGTACTCGTTCTCGAACCACGCCGCGATGGATTCGGCCTTCTTCAGCGTCGCTGGCGGCTTGACGCCGGCAGCGACTTCCTCGCGCACCCAGTCGGCCTGGCCGGGCGCGGTTTCGATGTCAAGGAAGATACGCATGCCGGCCACCATCAGAACGGCGCGTCTTCGAGGTCGTTCGGCATATCGGCGAGTGCCGACGCCTTGCCGGCCGCAGGCACGACCACGGGAGCGCGCTTGGCCTTGTATTCGGCCGACGCCTTGATCACCTCCTGCACGTACTCGGGCAGCGCCTCGAACGTCTCGCCGTCGAAGTCGCTTAGGTCGAACGACACCAGCGGCGTCGCGCTGGCCGGCTTCGGCATGCCCTTCGGAAGCGGCGTGATGCTGGCGACGTTGGCGTAGGTCTTGCCGTTCGGCGCCTCGTTGTGCTGCACGTTGAGCAGGCACAGCACGCCGAGGAGCTTGCTGATGTCGAACGCCTTCAGTTCCTCCGGCGTGAAGTCGCGGCCGCGCCAGGCGGCGAGGTCTTTGCGCAACGCCGCCTTCTCATTGAGCGACAGCGTGTAGCGCTTGCTGATCTGCAGCGGCACTTCCTTGCCGTCCTGTTCGATCGTGAGCGCGACGCCGGCCTCGTCCTCGCCGAACACCTCCCACGTCAACTGCAGCTTGTGCTGAAGCTTCTTCTCGCCGCTGAACTCGACTTCCTGTGTGCCGAGGTCAACGACGCCGACGCAACGCGCGGCCCAGACACCGGGCGGCACCTTGCGGAATGCCGAGTTCGGCGAATAGCTGACTGTCAGACCCATGTGATTTCCTTAGAACGCGACCGTCACGGGTGGCCGCATGACCCTAGAAAGGCAGCTCGTCCGGGCAACCGCCGCGGCGCAGGTGACGGCGAAACCGCCACTCGTCCAAGGCCGCCTTCATGCAGGCGAGGAGGTCGTCGATGAGTGCTGCCATGGGTGAACTGTAGGCATTGCTGCGCTACCTGTCAACGCAAGAATGCCGACTTTGATTGCGTAAGACGTTACGCACTTGACGCGCGGCGCAGCGATGCCTACAGTCTCGGCGCATGAATGCCGAACAAGATATGCTCGAGGCTGTCGTCGCCGAGGTGAACCGCAGGAAGGGCGAGTGGCGTCAGATTGCGCGCGACCTCGGCATCAGCTATGACACCCTGCGCCGCGTCGCAGCGCAGGAAAACGACAACCGATACAGCCTGGTTCGCACGCTGCACGACTACCTGTTCCAGCGGCAAGCCGCCTGACCGTTCCGGTCGCCCGACGTGTTGCCTGTCTCCTCTCCTGCGTCGGGCCTTTGCCCGCCGGCCGCGTGGTCGGCGGGCTTTTTCTTGCATCGCACTTTGTGCCGATGGGCGCGGATGTCAATCCCAAGTTTGGATGGAACAGCCTACAGATGACGCCCGCGGCCACACCTACACCGAAGCGCACCGGCATGCGTGCGAGGTGCGCTACGTGCTGGCGATGCCGGACAAGAACCGTCGTCGTGACTACCTCGCGGGCGTTGAGAAGGCGCGCGGCAAGCCTGCGGCCGACAGGCTGCGCGAAGGCGTGATGAAGGCTTGGAAGGAACGATGAAAGCTATCGAAACCGTCTACCGTGGGTATCGCTTCCGCAGCCGCCTCGAGGCGCGCTGGGCTGTGTTCTTTGATGCGCTGCGCATTCGGTGGCGCTATGAGCACGAAGGCTTCCGTTTGTCAGACGGGACGATGTACCTGCCTGACTTCGACATTGTGACGAACGCTGGGCGGCGACTGTTTGAAATCAAGTCAGACGTCGGCGACAGCACAAAGGCAAGCAAGTGCGCAGCCGACATTGCATGCCTTAGGTTCGATGAGCATCAAGACGAACACAAAAGCGACCTCGCTTATCAGTACTGCGGCATTCAGACTTTGCGCGGTGACCCAGTAGATGTTATTGGCAGCGTTGACTGGATGATGTGCCCGAGATGTTTGCGCATTGGCAAGCCTGAATGCGGTTGGGAGCAGTGGATGGATGCCATTGGCTGCGAGACGTGCGACTTCACCACGCCTGACGGCGGCGGGCACCCGCATGAGCCTGGCACATCGCCACTTGTCAATGTGGAGCCGTACAAAGGTCATTTGATCATTCATCCCGGTGAAGCGTATTGGCGTGAGCTAGTAGAAGGCGCAGCCATTAAGGCTCGTCAAGCTCGCTTTGAGCACGGCGAATGCGGAGCGATGGTGTGACCGTAATGCAGCGCATCGCATCGAGCGTGCAAGTCACGAACGCGGCATTCCTGCGCGAGCTGGCACAGGCGGCCCCCAAGGGTTCGTGTCTGTGGGTATGCCACTTCAAGGGTGAGCCGCGCGAGGACCGGCCCGGCATCTGGGCCGGCGAGCCGTACAGCGCGGCGGTGATGGCCGATCGCGTTGACGGGTGGAACGACTGGAACACGTACTTCAGCGTCGCGGCGTTGCTGCCCGACGAGAACGGCGAAGTGAAGCGGCGCAAGTCGCACATGGCGCGTATGCTGGCGCTCGTCGCCGACGACCTGCCGCTGGACGACATCACAGGCGCCGTCAGCTACGTGATCGCCACCAGCCCAGGCAAGCATCAGGTCGGCATCTTCCTTGACGGCGACGACGATGACGCTGCCGACAAGGAACTGTGCGACCTGTTGCTGCAGGAGATGGTGCGACGTCAGGTGATCCGCATGGACAAGAGCGGAAACAACGCCGTCCGGTACGTGCGCCTGCCGATAGGCGAGAACCAGAAGCCGCGCGACACGGGGCACTTCAGGCATCAGGTGGTGATTTGGTCGCCGAACGTGCGTTTCTCGCTCGGGGATGCCGCGGCTACGTTCGGGATTGATCTGGACGAACTGAAGGCCGCGCGCGCCAGGTCTCGAGCAGCGCCGGGCGCCGGATCAGACCTTCGTGAACCGCAGGCCGACAAACTGCGCCGCACCGTTTCGAACCTGTTCGACCAAGAGGCATTGCACGACAGCATCAACGAGATCGCGGCATCCGGCGCCGCATCTGGTGCGCACTCGGGGTTCCTGATCAACCTGTTGCGCGGCTTGATGGACCGGGTGCCGCCAGATCAGCGCACGCCGCGATGGCAGATGCGCTACGGCGACATTCCGCGCGCCGTAGAGACGGCGATCGCCAAGTACAGCCCGCAAGTGCAGGCGGCGAAGTCTCACGACACACCGCATGGCCTGCGCTACATCCGCGGCGACCAGATCGACACCGGGACACGGCAGTTCGATGACGAGATCATCGAGGGCGTGCTCGGGCGTAACGCGATGGCCGTTATCTACGGCGACAGCAACAGCGGCAAGACGTTTCTGGCTATCGACATGGCAGCCAGCATCGAACGCGGCGTCGAGTGGCTTGGCAGGCGCACCGTACCGGGCCTGGTGATCTATCTCGCTACCGAGGCCCCGGGTTCAGTCGAGACGCGCATCGCAGCCTACAGGCGCCGCACTGGGGCGCTTCTGAAGAACCTCGTCGTCGTGCAGTCTCCGGTGAACCTGTACGACAACACCGCCGACATGCACGCCGTCATCAAGCTGATACGTGAGATCGAGCGGGAACACGGCCAGCGGGCGCTTCTGATCGTCGGCGACACGCTGGCGCGTTTGGCGGCCGGCGCCAACGAGAACAGCGGCGAGGACATGACGGTCGTGCTGCGCAACGCGGACACGATCCGCGAGGAGACGGGGGCGTCGTTTCTCTGGATTCACCACACCGGCAAGGATGCCGCTCGAGGCGCCCGCGGCTGGTCGGGCCTGCGTGCCGCGATCGACACCGAAGTTGAGGTGACGGTAGACGAGGCGACGAACGTCAGAACGGCAGAGATAACCAAGCAGAGGGATTTGCCAGGCAAGGGAGAGCGGTTTGGTTTTGTGCTGCAAGTCGAGGTCGTCGGCAAGAACAGGTGGGGTATTGAGCGCACGTCGTGCATTATTGAATCTGCTGACGCGCCGCAGAAAGTAGAGCGCGCAAAGAAACCAAGCGAGATTGCCGGTGCCATTACTGAATTTCTCACGGCACGCGGCGCTGGGTGCAAGCGTGGCGCACTGGTCAAGCACTTCGATGGGCGCTACCCGTCTAGCAGCGTCTACCGGGAGCTTGGCAAGCTGATGGAGCGCGGCATGCTGGTCGAAGTGGCAGGCATCGTGGCCTTGCCTGGGCGGCCTGTTGTTGATAGTACCAATCAGTACCAATGAGTACCAATGTACATATCGGTACTCATCGGTTAGTACCAATCAGTACTTCTCCCTTTAGGGAAGTACTGATTGGTACTATGGAACCGACGTCATGGGAGGACACATGAGCGCCATGCAACGCCGCAAAGGCGCGGCCGGCGAGCGCGAGGTGCTGCGCCTGCTCGGCGACGAACTCGGCGTCATGCTCAAGCGCAACCTGCAGCAGACACGCGAAGGCGGCGCCGACTGCATCGAGCTGAAAGGCTTCGCGGTCGAGGTCAAGCGTCAGGAGCGCCTGTCGCGTCCTGCATGGTGGCGCCAGGCTTGCGAGCAGGCCGACAGGCTCGGAGTCGAGCCGATGGTTTTCTACCGCCGCAGCCGGGAATCCTGGCGCGCGCTGATTCACATCGGAAATCGGGAATATCGGGAAGGCGAGTTCCTCGATGCGGTGGAGACGATTCGGGAAAAGTGGTTGAGGTGGCCGTGATGCAGATGGTGATCAAAGGACTCGACAAGGTATTGCGCCAACTGGACAACGTGGCGAAGCAGGCCGAATATGCGATGGCCGTGGCGCTGACCAAGACGGCGCAGGCGGCGAAGGACGAGATGCCGCGGCAGCTCGAGCGCGACATCGACCGGCCGACGCCTTTCACCAAGGGCAGCTTCTACATCCGGCCGGCACGCAAGGGTCAGCTCGAGGCCATCATCGGCATCAGGCCAAAGGCGGCCGAGTACCTGCGGGACAACATCTTCGGTGGTGAGCGCGACGTGAAGAAGCTGCCGCGGCAGATCGCGCTGAACGCCTACGGCAACATCCCGAAGGGCGTCATCCGGCAGCTCGTCGCGCGCGCGCAGGCCGGCAAGCGGCTGACCAAGCGCCAGGTCGAGCGTAGTGGCCTGTCGGCTGATGATGGGCTGTTCTACGGTGCGCCGCGCGGCGGTGGTCCGGTCGGGCTGTGGAAGCGCGACGGCAATCGCATCGTCCCGGTCGTCATCTTCCCGGAGGTGCAGGGCCGCTACCGTCCGCGGTTCAAGTTCCTCGAGACGGCGCAGCGTGTGCACCGTGAGCGCTTCGCCAAGGAGTTTGCGGCGCAGTTCGACAAGGCAATGAGGACGGCGAAGTGATGGAACTTAAGGTGTGCCGGCCGAGGTCAACATGCGCAAGAGCGCCAAGCGCGAGACAATGCTGTAATGTTAGTGGGTCCTTACATAGCATGCTAGACGGGTCAGTGCGTCGCGCGTTGATTCCCTGTTTCACGACCACCGCTAGGGACTTGTATGGTCGTTGACCTTGACGCCGTTCCGACTCAAGCGCTGGCCGCCGAGGTGCTCGGCATCAGTCAGCAGGCGGTCAGTCAGCAGCAGGCCGACGGCCGCCTGCCGGTCGGCGCGCTGCGCGAGATCGTGCGCGCGTACTGCGCTCGCCTGCGCGAGCAAGCCGCCGGCCGCTACACCGAAGGCCCGCTCGACCTGGCGCAGGAGCGCGCCAAGCTGGCCGCGGTGCAGCGCGAGGGCATCGAGATCAAGAACGCGGTGCTGCGCGGCCAGTACGCGAGCATCGAGATGCTGTCGCAGGTGCTGGCGACGGCCTCGCAGGCGGTGGCCGAGCGGTTCGACCATCTGCCGGGCCACCTGAAGAAGACGTGCCCTCACCTGAGCGAGGCCGACCGCGATCAGGTGGTGGCGATCGTCACCCAGGCGCGCAACGAGTGGGTGCGCGCGACGGCCGAGCTCGTCACGCAGGCCGTGCAGGACGCCGAAGACGACCTCGAGCCCGAGCTGCCGGGGATGGACGATGAGCCGCGCGCCGACTGAGACGCGGCGCGCCGTCGTCGCGGCGGTGCTGGCCGGGATGGCGCCGATGCGCGCGGTGCCGCCGATGTCGCTGTCGGTGTGGGCCGAGCAGCACTTCCGGCTGTCGGCCGAGTCGAGCCACGTTCAGGGCGCCTGGCAGGCGTACCCGTTCCAGCGCGGCTGGATGGACGCCTTCAGCAACGACGACATCGAGGAGGTGACGGTACGCAAGAGCAAGCGCGTGGGCTACACGAAGACGCTGCTTGCCTTCATCGCCTACAACGCCGCGCACAGGAAGCGCAAGCAGGCGCTGTGGCAGCCGACCGACGACGACCGCGACTCGTTCGTGAAGTCAGAAATCGACCCGATGCTGCGCGACGTGAAGGCCATGCAGGCGGTGCTGCTGTCGGGCAAGGAGGACACGCTCAAGCTCAAGCAGTTCCTCGGCTCGGTGCTGCACACGCTCGGCGGCAAGGCTGCGCGCGCGTACCGCCGGATCACGGTCGCGGTGTCGATGCTGGACGAGGCGTCGGCGTTCGACCTGGTGGTGGAGAAGGCCATCGACCCGGTGGAGGGCGCGCGCGGGCGCCTCGAGGGTGCACCGTTCCCGAAGCTGATCGCCGGCAGCACGCCGCGCGTGAAGGGCATCGACCACATCGAAACGCGCGAGCAGCACGCCGACGCGAAGATGCGATACCACGTGGTGTGCCCGCACTGCGAGGCCGAGCACCCGCTGGAGTTCGGCAGCGAGAAGTCGGCGCACGGGTTCAAGTGGGACGAGGGCAAGCCCGAGACGGTGCGCCACGTGTGCCCGCACTGCCACGGCGCGATCAGTCAGGGCGACTACCTGCGCGTGTGGGACGCCGGCGTGTGGGTCAGCACGTGCGGCGAGTACCGCTACGGGCTGGACGGCGTGTGGCGCGACGCTGTGGGCGCACCGCGCAGGCCGCCGCGGCACGTCGCCTTCCACGTCTGGGCGGCGTACTCGCCGCAGCGGGCGTGGCACGACATCGTGCGCGAGTTCCTGCAGGCCAGCGTCAAGGCCAAGGAGGGCGAGAAGGGTCCGTTGATGACGTTCATCAACGAGACGCTGGGCGAGCTGTGGGAGGAGGTATTCGAGCGCGCCGACGAGCACGAGCTCGCCAAGCGCGCCGAGCCGTACAGGCGCTTCACGGTGCCGCTAGGCGGCCTGGTGCTGGTGACGGGCATCGACGTGCAGGACGACCGTTTCGAGGCCGTCACGTGGGCCATCGGCCGCGGCGAGGAGATGTGGTGCGTGGACTACTCGGTGATCTACGCGAACCCGGCCGACGAGCGCGAGTGGGAGTCGAAGCTTGACCCGTACCTCGACACCGTGTTCCAGCATGCCGGCGGCGCCACGCTGAAGATCGAGGCCGCGGCCATCGACACCGGCGGCCACTTCACGCATCAGGCGTACAACTACTGCCGCACGCGCGAGCGCCGTCGCGTGTTTGCCATCAAGGGCGAAGACCAACCCGGCAAGCCGGTCAAGGGCAAGGCGTCGGTGGTGGACGTCAACTGGCGCGGCAAGGTGCTCAAGCGCGGCGTGCGGCTGTGGTTCGTGGGCACCGACACGGCCAAGGACCTGATCTACGGGCGCCTGCAGGTGTCGAAGCCTGGGCCGGGCTATGTGCACTTCTCGAGCGATCTGCCGCGCGAGTTCTACCACCAGCTCACGGCCGAGTCGCGCGTTCCGGTGCGCACGGCGCGCGGCCTGCAGTACCGCTGGGTCAACGCGCAACGGCGACGAAACGAGGCGCTCGACTGCACCGTCTACGCCGTTTTCTGCACGCACGTGCTCAATCTGCACGTCAAGACGGACATCCAGTGGCGACGGCTGCAGGACGTGGTGCAGCCTGCCAACGGCGACTTGTTCGCGGCCGCCGTCGATGACGGGCAACCTTCGGCCAGCGCGCACGCCGATCAGCCGGTGCGCCTGGCCGCCGCGCTTGCCAAGCCTCGCCCAAGAATCCGCACCGTCGGCCGCGTTCGCTGACCCTGGAGCCATGCCATGCCGCGCGACTCTTTGTTGAAGGCCTGGATCGAGAACGCCGACAAGCGCCTGGCCGCGCGCCTGCATCTTCAGCCGCATGTGCATGCGCAGGTGCGCGAGTCGTTCCTGAGCGAGCTTCAGCACCTGGCCGCGCTGGCGGCCGGCGAGCGCGTCTACATCGGCGCGCGCATCACGCTGGTGCGAAGGAAGCGCGACTCCAAGCGGCGCGAGCGGATCGCGGCCGCGCTGACCGCCGGCGAGGCGGTGGCGGACATCGCCAGGCGCGAACAGGTCAGCGAAGCCTACGTGCGCGCCGTGCGGCAGCGCCTGGCGGCCGCTTCCGCTAGTTGCGCCACGTAGTTGCGCCGGCGGGCGGCATGCTCGCCGCACTCGCGCGAGCGGCACCGGCCTTCGCGTGGGCTTGGCTTTGGTGGCGACGCATGATCGACGAGGCATGGCAAAAAGTGGTCCACGCTGCAGCATCGGCCGGGTTCGTGCTGA